GCTGTCCTCTCCCCCCGCCTCCCCGATAGGGGGTCGCGCACGCACGCGAGACGCTAGGAGGTCCCTGTGGCTGAGATTGTGGGGCGGCTGGGCGCTGCTGTGGAGAAGTCGTTAGAGGCCGCTACGTGGCTGTCTCCGGCTGATGAGGCTACTAAGGAACTTGCCCGACGCTATGCGGCGCTAGTTGATGATGCCGTGGCTGCTGGTGAACCTGACGCTATCAACCGCGCCCACGCTGTTGCCGGCCCGAATTTACAGAAGACGCTCACTTCGTTGGGCTTGAATCCTGAGGCCCGTAAGGAATTGGGCGTGAAGGGTGAAGCCCAGGAGGTTGATCCTATTGACGAACTCAAAGCGAAGCGGGGGCGGCGCGCCCAGGCTGGGTAAGACGGAGCCGAGGCTGTGGACCCGGCCACTCCGGGAACTCACGCCGGAAACGTCGCTTGGCTTTGAGGCTATTGATGCGGCTCGGATTGCTGGCCGTCATCTGCACCCGTGGCAGGAATGGTTTTTGATCCACTCGCTGGAGTTGGCGTTGGGGTCAGTTTCGACAGATGCCTTCCCGGTTCTTAGGTTCAAGACTGTTCTGCTGCTGGTGAGCAGGCAGAATGGCAAGTCGTTTATCATGTCTACCCGTCTTTTGTGGCGGATGTTGATGTGGGATGGCCCGGAGGCTGAACCGCCTTTGATCCTTGGCGCCGCGCATAAGTTGAATGCGGCTGAGGAAATCCTTGACCTGTCTACGAAGGCTTTGCAGCGTTCGGCGGGGCGGAAGTACATTGCGCACAAGTCGAATGTGAACGGCAACAAGTATCTGGAGCTGTCGAATGGTTCCCGGTATAAGTGCGAGGCTGCGTCTGATGATGGTGGCCGCGGGTTGTCGGTGACTGATCTTGCTTTTGATGAGTTGCGGCAGCAGCGTGATTGGGAGTCTTGGTCTGCGCTGACGAACACGACGAACGCCCGGTTTTCTTCCCAGGTCATTGCGGTGTCGAATGCTGGCACGGCTAAGTCTGATGTGTTGCGGGGCTTGCGTAAGCAGGGCCTGGCGCGGATGGCTGACTGGGAGAAGTACGTTGACGGTGGCATCCAGTCGGTTGAAGAGTTCGCTAACTCGCATGACACGACGATGGGCCTGTTTGAGTGGTCCGCGCCGGATGATTGCGGGATTTGGGACCGTGACGGCTGGGCTCAGGCTAACCCTTCCATGGGTTATCAGGATGAGCATGGCATCGCGTATGTGACTGAGGAAATGTTGGCGTCTAAGGCAGCCCTTGTGGGTGTTGGTGGCGCTGAGGGTGTCCCTGAGCATGTCTTCCGTACTGAGAACTTGTGTCAGTGGGTGACCATTGATGCCGAGTCGCCGTTTGGTGCCGGCGTGTGGGAGTCCCGGCATGACGCTGAGTCTGAGATAGCTAAGGGTTCGCACCTGGTGCTGTCGGTGGATGTGTCCGCTAACCGTGAGATGTCCTATTTCGCTGTTGCTGGCTGGCGTGACGATGGTGCGGCGCATGTGGAAGTCATCACGCAGCGGGCGGGTACTGAGTGGGTTGTTCCGACTCTTGTTGAGAAGTTCCCGAATATCGGCGCTGAAACCATCGTGGTCCAGGGCAAGGGCGCTCCTGCGTCTGCCCTGATTGAGCATTTGCTGGCTGCTGGGCTCCCTGTGATGGAGTGCGGTGGTTCTGATCTTGGCGCGGCGATGGGGGCCTTCTATGACGCTGTACGCAACGGCAACGTGTTTCACCTGTCCCAGCCTGTCCTTGATGTAGCCGCGGCAACTGCGGTGACTAAGCAGTTGGGGGATGTGTTCGTGTTGAACCGCTCGAAGTCTCCTGCCGATGTGGCGCCGTTGATCGCTGCTGAGCAAGCCTATTGGGGTCTTACCGTCCTTGCTTCCCGTGCCGGGAAACCGAAAGTCAGTTCTTACGAAACACGAGGGATGGTGGTTGTCTGATGGGCGTCCTTGACCTGTTCCGCCGCTCATCCGTCATTTACCAGGCTGGTGAGGTTGGTTCTACTAACCCGTCCGCGGCTGAGGTTATCGAAGCGTTGCGGAAGATCACCGGCATGGCGCCGGCCCAGTTGTGGGAGTCGCAGCATAACGTCCGCACGGTGGTTGACTTCCTGGCGCGGAACATTGGGCAGCTTGGCCTGCCGGTGTATCAAAGGGTGTCGGACACTGACCGGCAGCGGTTGCGGGATTCGCCCGTCGCTAAGCTTCTATCGGATCCTAACCCGGCGATGACGGGCTATGACCTGAAGGTTGCGCTGGTTTCGGATCTTGCGTTGCATGATGAGGCGTGGTGGCTGATCGCGCAGACCTCGAATGGTTGGACTCTTCGCCCACTGGCCGTCGATCTGGTGACTATCGTTTCCGGCTCTGAGTTTGACGACGATCTAGTGATTCACTACCTGCCGGACGTGACGAAACCGCCGATCCGCATCACGGGCAAGAACTTGATCCACTTCAAGAACTGGACGCCTTATTACGGCGGGCATGGTTCGCCGGTTGTGGAGACGTTGAAGGACACGCTGGCTGAGCAGGTAGCGGCTCAGCAGTTCCGGGCTTCCATGTGGAAGAACGGCGGCCAGATCGGCAACTACATTGCCCGCCCGAAGGATGCGCCGTCATGGTCTGAGGAAGGCCAGAAGCGCTTCACGGAAAGTATGCAGTCTTACCGGGCTAAGGGTGCGAACGCTGGCGCTATGCCGGTCCTTGAAGATGGCATGACCATCAATCAGGTCCGCTTCAACGCCCGCGAGGAACAGTGGATTGAAGCCGCTAACTTGTCGCTGGAAACGGTGGCTAGGGCGTGGCACATCAACCCGGCGATGCTGGGCGCTACCGGCGGAGTCTCGTATGCGAACGTGCGCGAGTTCCGCAAGATGCTGTACGGCGAAACGCTTGGGCCTTGGCTGAAGATGATTCAGGACCGGATCAACTCGAAGCTGGTTCCGATGCTGGATCCGCGGGACGGTGTTTACGTTGAGTTCAATGTGAAGGCCAAGCTTGCCGCGTCGTTTGATGAGCAGGCGGCGGTTCTGTCGTCGGCTGTGGGGCGCCCGTGGATGACCGCTAATGAGGCTCGGGCGCTGGAGAACATGCCAGCGCTTGCTGGTGACGCTGAAGCCCTTGTGACGCCGTTGAATGTCCTTGTGGGCGATCAGGCTTCCCCGCGTGATAGTGCGCCTAAGTCGCTCCCGGTTCTTGCTAAGGCTGACCGGGTGTTGGTGAAGGGTGAGGCGGACGACGGTTCGGCGCAGGCGACTGAGGCTGCCCTGGCTAAGTTCTTCAAGCGTCAGCGTGAAGCTGTTCTGGCGCGTCTCAATTCCAAGTCCGCCGATTGGTGGGACCAGGAGCGTTGGGATAAGGAATTGGCGGATGACCTGTACCGGGTTGCTATGTCGGTGACGGGGCAGGTAGCGGCTGACGTGTTGGAAAGTGTGGGGTTCGCGCCTGACGCTTACGACGCGGCAGTGACTGCGAAGTTCCTGCGGGCTGTCGCTGAGTCACGGGCGGGCAAGATCAACGCGACCACGCTGGATCAGATTGAGGCTGCGTTGGCTGACCCTGGTGATGATGGGGGCGGTAATCCCGTCCGCACGCCGGCCAAGGTCTTTGACGCTGCTGAGGGTGAGCGCGGGGCGGTTATCGCCACGACGCTGCTGACGACGTTGGCGGGTTTCGCAACCATGGAAGCCGCCAAGCAGAACAGTTCGCGGGCTACGAAAACTTGGCTTGTGAACTCGAAGAACCCGCGGTCTGAACATGCACGCATGGATGGCGAGACGGTCCCTGTTCGGGAGAAGTTCTCCAATGGCGCCGATTGGCCGGGTGACCCGGTTCTAGGCGCTGATGGGGTAGCTAACTGCCGGTGCAGCGTAGAAGTAGCCATGTCCTAAACCACCACATCTTCTCATTGGCCCTCCGGGGTCTTTTTTATTGCCCAAGGAGGGCCAATGAAGACTAAGAATCTTTCCGCCCAGGTGAAAGCCACGGGGGATGGTGCTGGCGAGTTTGAAGCCATTGTGGCGGTGTTCGGGAACGTTGATTCAGGTGGCGATGTCATCGTGAAGGGTGCGTTTACGGACACGCTGGCCGAGTGGCAGGCGTCCGGTGATCCTATCCCGGTGGTTTGGTCGCATGACTCTAACGACCCGTTTTCGCATATCGGGTCTGTGGTTGAGGCGTCGGAGACTGACACGGGCCTTTTGGTGAAGGGTCAGCTTGACCTGGATAACCCGAAGGCCGCGCAGGTTCACAAGCTCTTGAAGGGGCGCCGGGTTACGCAGTTCTCTTTCGCGTATTCGGTGCTGGATGGCGGGCCTACTGAGGTTGATGGTGAGAGCGCTTTCGAGTTGCGCCGCCTGAAGCTTTACGAGGTGGGGCCAACGCTCGTCGGAATGAACCAGGCAACTGAACTTCTTAGCGCCAAGTCTGATGACGTGGACGCTAAGGCTGGCCGTGTTTTATCGGCCAAAAACGTCGAAGTCGTGACTAACGCGATTGCGGCGGCGGACGCTCTGAAGTCCGCACTTAAAACGCTGCTGGATGCAGCAACTAATGACGATGGAAAGGGCAGCACAGGCCAGCAGGTCAAGGATGAGGAACCCTCTGGGGTCAAGTCTGAGGAACAGCCCGCCAGTGTGCCCGCCGTAGACATTCGCTCATGGGACACGTACCTGAAAGCTCTATCCCTGGAGGAAATGCTATGAAAACTCTTGTTGAGTTGAAGGCGGAACTGGCCGATCTGGTCAAGGCCGCTAAAGAAAACACCCTGACCGCTGAGCAGGCTACCCGTCTTGACGGCATCAAGGGCGACATTGAGTCCGCCCAGATCCGTGAGAAGTCCATTGCCGAAGATGACGCGCTGCTGGCCCAGTTCAAGGACGCTGGCGAGCCCAAGCCGAAGGAAGCCGTGCAGGCCAAGTCGCTTGGCGAGTTCTTCGCTAAGGCTGCCGGCACTGAGCTTGCTGCTAAGCGCGGTGACCGCTTCACCGTTTCGGCGCCTGAGTTCAAGGCCGCTTCTGACGTGCAGGTGACCGGTACCGTTTTCGGTAACGCCCTGACCAGCGTTGACACGAACATCCTGACCGGTGTTCGCCGTCGCCTGACCATTGAGGACCTGCTGGGTTCGGAGACTATCTCCGGTACCGCGCTGACCTACTTCGTTGAGAACGCCCTTGTTGAAGGCGGCTTCGGTCTCGTCGCTGAAAACGGTCAGAAGCCGCAGCTTCACTTCGGTGACCCTACCGCCGTGACTGAGGCGCTGTCCAAGATCGCCGGTTTCATCAAGGAATCGGACGAACTGGTCGAAGACCTGCCGTTCCTGAAGTCCGCTATCGACGGCCGTCTGCTGTACCAGCTCAACCTCTTCATCGAGGATCAGCTTCTCAATGGTTCCGGCGCTGCCGGCAACCTGCGTGGTCTGCTGAACCGTGCCGGCATCCAGACTGAGGTCCGCGGCTCGACCGCTGCCGGCGACAACGCCCAGGACACCATCTTCCGTGCCATCACGAAGGTGGAAACCGGTTCCGGCCTGACCGCTGACGGCATTGTCATCAGCCCTGCCGATTACCAGACCCTGCGTCTGGCGAAGGACGGCAATGGCCAGTACTTCGGTGGCGGGTTCTTCTCGGGCCAGTACGGCAACGGTGGCATCCAGGAGCAGCCGCCGCTGTGGGGCCTGCGCACCGTTGTTACCCCGGCTATCGCTACCGGCACCGTCCTTGTTGGCGCGTTTGGTCAGGCCGGTTCTGTTGTCTCGAAGGGCGGCGTCCGCGTGGATGCTACCAACACTGAGGGCAACGACTTCACCAACAACCGGATCACGGTTCGGGCTGAGCGTCGTCTGGCGCTGGCTGTCCGCCGCCCGGCCGCGTTCGTGAAGACCACGGTTACCCCCGTCGCCTAAGTAGTTGCGTGAGGGTGGGGCGCTTCGGTGCCCCACCCTTCCCCTAGGAAGGATCCGACATGGCTCTGAAAAATTATGAGTACAACGGCGGGACTTACCAGTTCGATGACTCCGACGTGCCGAATGGTGCTGTTGAGGTCAAGGCCGGGAAGCCCGCTAATAAGTCCGTCACACCCACGAACAAGGCGGTAGACGATGGAGATTCCAAGCCTGCTGTCAACCGAAAGCGCTAGTAGCTCCACTGAGCGGAATCTGGCGGCGGCTGAGGCTGCGGTTCGGGCCTATTGTGGCTGGCACATCGCGCCGACTGTGATTGAGGACGTTGTTCTTGATGGCAGTGGTACGCGGTCCCTGTTTTTGAAGACGCTGCGTTTGCGGGATGTTATCGCCGCTGAGGTTTCCGGCGTCCCGGTTGACGTTACGACGCTGGAGTGGTCTGAGGCTGGTTTCCTGCGTGCTGATGGGATTTTCCCTGACCGGCTGCGTTCGGTGAAGTTGACCATTCAGCACGGGTTCGATTCGGCGGCTGATGTCGCGCAGATCATCCGTGACATTGCCGGGCGTGCCGATAACGCCCCCGGTGGTGTTGTTCGGGAGCAGGCCGGCGCGGTGTCGATCACTAATTCGCTGACGGCGCCCGGTGTCGCTGGCGGTGTGGTCCTGATGGATCATGAGCGCCGGATGCTGGATAAGTACCGGCTCCCTGGGAGGCTCTGATGCTGGTGTCGTTCGCGTCCGAGTCGATTACCCGTGTGCGGGCGTCTCAGGTCATGGATCACGGTTCACTGGTGGACGACTGGGACAATGCCACTGAAGCCGCCCTCACGGGCTGGTCTTTGCAGCCTGGCGCTTCGGTGGAGGACTTGCAGAACCGTGAAGCTGTCCGGGTTGATTGGACGGCTTACGGGCCTTATGACGCTGACGTGTTGGCGTCTGACAGGATCCGGTTGCCGTCCGGTGACTATGCGGTGATTGGTGAGCCTGAGCGGTGGAAGTCACCAACGGGGCGGATCAGTTCCACGAAGCTTCTACTGCAAAGGTGGGCCGACCGTGGCTAAGGGGAAGATTCGCATTGACGTCAGCTCGGCTGGCATCCAGGCGATTCTGAAGTCTGGCGAGGTCCAGCAATTCCTCAAGCAAAAGGCAGATGAAATTGCCGGACGCGCCGGCCCCGGCATGGAGGCAAGCGTGCGTATCGGTAAGACCCGCGCCAGAGCGTCGGTTGTTACAGCCACAAAGGCCGCCAGGATCGCTGAGGCTGAAGGGCGCGCCCTGACTAAGGCATTCGGCGGGACCAGCATGGTTGCCTACACCAATAAGGCGGGCAAGACGCGGATGGTATCGCAGGCTCAGGCTGACAACTGGGGGGCGAGGAAGAAGTGATTCAAACTCTAACGTTCCCGGATATTGAGGATCTGCTGTGCACGTTTTTGACGGGTGCGCTTGGTGTTCCTGTTGGGACTAGGGCGTCTTCTGCGTCGTCGTTTGTGCGGGTGTTGCGTACTGGTGGCCCGCCGGCTACGAGGGTGTCTGATAGCCCACAGGTAACTGTTGAGGCGTAC